AGCGGGTGAGGGACCCGTTATTCAACGTCCACGCCTTGCCGAGCGACGGGGACCAAATCGAACCGGACGCCGTCAGGTCGTCACGGGCGGCGTACAGGGCGCCGTTCCAATAGTCGAAAATGTCGATAGCGGGGCTGTCCGCTTGAAGGTGAACTAGCATCTTGACGAGGTACGGGGTAAAGCCCGAGGATTTCCGACCGTCCACGCCTATCTTGGCTTCCACGGGATTGACGTCCTCGGTGCCGAACGCGTCGTCTGTCGCGTAGCCTTGAATGATGCGCGGGCCCGGGAACACGTCCGGAATGACTAGCACGAATTCGCTATTGGCTGAGGTAAGAGTGGCCATGGTTTTCCTTAGAGAACGTCAACAGACGACATGCTGATTTTCTGCACGCTGCCGCCATCGGTGTACCAAAAATTGATAACCGGCGAGCCGCGCTGTCCGCGGACAATCGAACCCGGGTCAAGAATCTGCAAATACCAGCCGGTGTTTTGAATCGTGGCGGTCGCGCCCGGGTCGCCCGTCGCGCTGTTGAGCGCCGCGGACTGAGTGCCGGACAAGGTCACGCCCGGCACGATGGCGCCGAAGTACAGAGCCGCCGTAATGGGCCCCGTCGGCGGGCTGTTGCTTGACGCCGCGCTGCCCACGAGGGCGGAGCGGATGAGATTATAGCCGCGGGTCACGTACGGGACGCTCGGCACGGTCTGCAACAATTCCATGATGGCGAGCTGCAATGCCGCGTTGAGCCAAATCTGATTGATGTAGGTATCGAACCAGAGGAAGGGGCCCGAGACGGCGCCCGGCTGAAACTGCACAAACTGCTGGTCGGCTGTGGCGAATGCCGCATAGCAGCTGTACCCGTTCGCCACGAGATTGTCGTAATAGGTCTGATTCTTGACTTGCGCCGCGAGCCCCGATTGACCGCGGAATGCAATCACGGTGCGTCCGTTCTGCTGCTGGAAATTGATGGACGCTGCCACGCCGCACGCGAAGGCTGCCAGCACGCCGGTGCCGCTGATATCGTGAATTGGCAGGATGCCGGTGTCGTCCGCGGCGTTCACGATGTTGCCGAACGACCCCGTGGCGTCCGGGTTGTTGATCGGGGTCAAGTCCGAGTCCTGGCAGCAATACAGGTAGCGATTGCTCGTGGTCTGCACCCACGCGGCGAACGCCTCTTTATTGCTGAGCGACTGTTCCGCCACCGTGGCGAAGGTCGCCCAATTCTGAGTGCTGGCGACAACGCCCGCCATGGTCGCCGCCGGCGTCGATGCCGCAGCGCCCTGCGAGGTCACGGCGCCGAGGACTGCCGTCAAGTTGAGCCCGTTGGCGAGAGTGCCCGCGGTCGCAAACCCGATGGTCGAGGTGGCACCCGTGGTCAGCCCGTCAGTAATGACGAAGGCTTCGCGCAGCGTGTCGTAGGTCACGAGCGCGGAGCCCGCGACGTCAACCGCGCCGCTCGAGGTCGTGCCCGAGGTCGACACGTTCACGGTACCGGTGCCCGCCGCCGGCGTGTACGTGCCGAAGGATATGACCGTCGCCGTACCGCCATCGACACCCGCGCCGGTGACGACATTGCCAATGGCGAGCGACCCCGAGGCCGTCGCGGTGATGGTCAGGACGCCCGCCGCCTGCGATCCCGAGCCCGAGAACACTGCGGTGCTCGACTGCAATCCGGTCTGGATAGTGCTCGCGGCATTCGAGAATGACGTAGCCGCCGACAAGTTGATTGCGGAGGAGGTGTTCACCTGCCCGTCAATGGTGACGACCAAGGTGCCCGAGAGCGCCTGCAACTGTGCGAGGCTGAGCGCCGCGACCGAGCCGCCGCGCAGGTACGCCGCCACGGGGGCGGTATTGTACTGGTAGAAGTACAGCGCGCTCGGCAGGACGGTGCAATTCGTGAAGCCGGCGAAATAGACGTTTGCCAGCGTGGTTTCCGCAGCGTTCGGCCCGAACCAATCCGACACGGCAACTGCCGACGGGAACGACAAAGCCTGACCGATTGGGATCGAAGTGTCTTGGGTCAGGAAAACCGCGTTCAAACTGAGCGGGTTACCGCCAGCGCTCAGCACGCCGGGGACGACGTTCGCGAGCTGCGAGGCCGGGATTGATGCTGTCATATTTCAAATTCCATAGTGCGGGCCGGTCGGATCTGTGACCTACGTCACGGCAATGATACGATTATGTCTAGCGTTACTCAAGGGGCGGGGCAAACCCGCCGCCGTCCAGCACGTCAATCACTTCGTTGATGTCGAGTGCCGTGGCGTAGGTCTGGGCGGTCGTCACGACGGGGTTGTACTGAATCCGGGCCGTGACTATCCAACGGTCCTCGTATTGCTGCTCGGCATTGATGAGGGGTGCCCGGATGGGGTCGTCCGCGTAAAGGGGCTGGCAGGCTGGCGCGAGCGCGACGCACGCCACGTTGTCGCGCAGGAGCGTGACCAGGATGTCAGCCCAGTCCGAGGCGCTCGGGCCATAGACGTCCAGCTGCACGTCGACTTGCTGCCCCTGCTCGGATGTGACCGGACCGGGGGCGGGTGCCGGACTCGACGTCCCGGCGAAATTGTCGATGTTTGTCCGTAGCCGCTTCTTGCTGATTGCGGACATGACCACGAAGCCAGCGGACGCCGGCGTGGGCATTGCCGTGCGATTGGGGTAGCCCTGGATAACCTGTCCGGCGGACAGCCCCAGTTGCGCCACGATAAAAGCGCCGAGCGCGGTATAGACGCCCGTTATAGTGTTGACGATTGTGGCCGGGGTGCTCATGCCTGAAGTACCACTATCAGTTTTGTCCAGCCGCCTTGCTCGACGTTCCACGGCCCGTCAACATAAACCACTTTCCAGGTCTGCACGGCTTGCCCCTGGAATGGCGCGAATTGCAATAAATCGCCGCCTTGGGCGAGTACACGCACGACGCCCTGCGAATTCCCAAATAGGAATATCGTGCGGAAGACGCCCTGCAAATTGAGTTTCTCGACGTGTCGCAACTCCTCTTTGCCGAGGGGCTGCGCTTGGATGCGCACGGGTACGCCAGCGGCATAGCCCGGCGTCTGCGAATAGTCCGCATTCACGGTGTTTCCCGTCGAGGCGAGATACAGCGCCGTGACGTCCGGATTCACCGAATTGATAGCGCCGCGCACCATGCCGTGAAGGTTCATTTCACTATCTCATACGCGGGCGCGCGCTGCATTTGCCCGGAGTCAATGAGGGGATCATTGAACCCCTTTTTGGCTATCGTGCTCGGCGCGTTGGGCGGCGTCGACCACGTGGCGATGCTCGACTCGAGGTCATCACGCATGGCTTGCCCGAGGTCTTTTAGGGCTGCCTCGCCGTCATAATCGTGCGCCACAATCGAAGCACCCAATCCTTTACCCCACGCCCCAGAGCGGTCGGCGATGGTCGTGCGGAATGCCGGGCGCGCGGGCGCGCGGATGGTGCCGAACTCATTCCAGAATGCAACTTGCGCGATAGGCAATCCTTCGTCCTCGCCGACGTACTTGGCGCCCTCGAGGAATCCCATGCGCAGCGTTCCGCCGGTCGTGACCTTGTGGGCGATTGCTTCGAGAGCCAGGGCGAGTTTCTTAGAGGCCACGACCCGGACCCCACGGGCCGAGCCCATACGCGGCGAGCGGGTTATACGCATCCTGCGGGGCGCGTATAAATAGGGCGGTGCGGTACGGAGCCGTATAGGTCCAATAGTCCGCGCCGTACTTGGTTTGAATGAAATAGGCTTGGCTCGCGCTCGGCGGCGCGGACCACTCGGACGTCAATGATACGTCGCCCTCGGACGCATTGTTGATGCGCCCCACGATGCCGAGCGGCTGCACGACATTGGGCACGCCCGCGACAATCATCGATTCCGATGCGACGGTCTGAGCCCCGCCGTTCACGGTGTAGGTGCCGATCCCGCCCGTACCCGAGCCGAGGGCGGTAATGGTCGTGCCGGCGACAAGCAGCGAGCTGCCGACGCTCGGACCGTCATACAGGACCGAGCCGACCGCGAGCGCGCCGCCAGAGAGGGCGGAAACGCTCAGAGTGTTACCCGCGACCGACCCCACGAATGAGGCGGCCGGATTCAGCACGCCGCCGTCATTCGATCCTTGATGAATCGCGGCAATGTGCGCCGTGAGCAGGTACAGCAAAAACATACGCTGGTTCGCGTCCTGCACACGCGAACAGCACGTATTGTTGAGCAGGAACGTCGCGCCCACGAAGTCATTGGCGAGCGAGGACGGCGAGGCATTGTAGGTGCCCGTAAACTCCGGGTACGCCGCCAAAAACTCCGCGGGGGAATACTGGACTATCCCCGGCGTGAAGGTCGGCGGCGCACACGTAGTTACGGGCATGGCTTATGCGTCCTCTGTCGTTTTCTTCGTAAAGTCCGCCTGCGTGATGCCGGGCAGTGGCTTGTCCTTATTGAGCGGCGCGAGCGGCGCGGGGGTGGCTGAGCCCTCCTTGACCAACAGCGCGGCGCTCGCCTCATCTTCCGCCACGAACAGAACTTGATTCTTGAGCAGCCACGAATCCGGATGCTCCTTCGCCCAGCGCTCCCAGAACGCGCGCGGGACGCCGCGATTCAGGTACGGGCGCAGCAAGTCGCCGCCGGCGGAGGGCAACTGAATCCCCTGACGCCGCGACTCCGCTGTGTGTTCGTTCCACCCCTTGAGGGTCACTGTCTGATAGTCCGGCGCCTTCACCTGCATGCCGGACGGGGTAATTTTGTACCCGATTTCCAGCTTGAGCCCGGCGGGCAACTTGCAACCGATAATCACTGTTTCCTTCGCCATTTCAATACTCCTGTCTAGGGTGTAAAAATCGAACTCGTGGAAATTATACCTAATGTGCCCGGAGGTGTGACGGTTATCACACTCCACGGTGTCGCCTCGGCGTTATCCGCCGGTCCCGAGATGGCGCTCCCGTCGGCGAGCGACGCATACACGATGTTCCCGGGAACGCCGCCGCCGGCGAACCGCACCCAGAAATTGCCGGCGCCGTGAATGGTGACGACCAGCCCCGGACGCACGCGGAGCGCGCCCACGGTCGGGTCCCAAAACTCCCATGTCCACGAGGCTTGAGAGCCTGCGATACCGCGCGGGCCGCCGACCACGCCGCCATTGGAGCCATTGAGCGAACGGAATGGGACGACCAGCCCAATCACGTCAGAGGCGTCCACGCGGGTATTGTTCACGAGGCCCGAGGCGGAGTTGAGCCAGCCGAATCGACCTTGAATGGTGCCCGGGGAATTCGAGCGCGGCGCGCCGGGGCCCGCCGTCAGCGAGCGGAATGGCGCGCGCAGCGCGAGATTTTGGGCAAGGGGCGCAGATGCGAAAGCGCCCTCATATGCCCCCCACTGGGATGCACTGAGGGCGCTCAATTTTCGGTCCTTGTCGTTCGCTTACGCGCCGAGCATCGAAGTGACGGCAACCGGCATGTAGAAGATAACACCCCATGCGCCTTGGCTCTTCTTCTGCTCCCATGAGCTGGTTTTCGTCACGATGGCATGCGCGCGCATCTTCTCGGTGAACGCCGCTTCGCAAGTCTTCTGACCTTCGAGGCTTTCCGCGATCAACTGCACGAACTCGGTCCCGCCGCCGTTCCCGCCGCCGTTGATGGCAAACTCGGGGATTTGAACGATTTTCAGGTTCGGGAAGTTCGTCTTGATCTGCGTGTACACGTTCACGTTGTAGGTGTTCGTGTTGTTCAGATTCACGGCGTTGCCCGGGCTGATGCCGAGGGTCATGCTGGATTCTGCATTCACGAGACCATACGTGTTGATGACCAGCTCTTGCACCAAGCGCAGGATGTCACCGTAAATCACGGACGGGTCGGCGGTGAACCACGAGGACGTGGGGGCCAAGCTCGCGCCCAATGACGGGTCATTCGTGCCGCCGTAGTTCTGCAAGCCCTGCACGCCGTACAGGTAAATGTAGTTCTGATACTTTTTCAGGGTCAGGGCCGAAGCCATGTTCACCTGATTCGCCCAGTCGACTTTCGCCTCGCTGGCGCGCGCAAGCTCGCGCTCGCCCCAGCGGGTGTTCGTCTGGTAGTGGTAGGACTGGCGCTGCGGAAACTGGACGTTCGCATTGCTCATTCCATCCTGCGAGAAGTCCCCGTAGGAAGACACTTCGCCGGTGCGCTCCGCCATGATGAACATCGCGGTATCACTGACCCATGTCCCTTTCTTCGTCTCGCCGTACAGGTCGGCCGCCTTCACGGGGGCAATGACAACCTCGATGATGGCCGGGTCGACATAGGTCGTAAACAGCGACGGGATGCCCGCATTCGCGGCAGTGATGAGCGTCGGCTGAGCGTCGAACGCCACCGAGCGATCAATCAGCTGCATGCCCTTGGCGTCCTGCCCGAGCGCGGACATAAAGTGAATGCCGTACCGGCGTGCAAGGTCAGCGTGGTCTAGTGCAATGCGGGACATGGTTCGTACCTTATTGATTCAGAAATTAAGCAACCGAATTCGTGATCTTCGCGACGCCGGCGCCGCTCAAGGTCACGGGTCCGACTTTCCAGCCGGTCGACGTGTTTGACGGTCCCGTGATCGTGGTCGACGCCGCCGTTACCGGCGTGCCGCCCGGGATGATCGTCCCGTAGGTGCCAACGCCGCCGGTGCCGGTGATCTGGCTGCCGATGCTCGTGCCGGTCGTGATTCCGCTGCCGGAAATCACGTCGCCGACCGAGATGCCGCCGTCGGCGACCGCGGTGATGTTCAACACGTCGGACGTGAAAGCGAACGCCGTGGCGCTCGCCTCGGTCGCCGTCGCCGCTTGGCTCATCTGGTATGTGCCGGTGCCGCCGGTCGTGCCGGTCAGCTGCGCCACAACCGTGGTTCCCGCCGGGAACGCATCCGTTT